AGTGGACAGAAGAGCCTGTGTAGGTTCTCCAAGTCATTTCTTTACCGTAAGTCTTTGATTTCTTTTTACCACCGTGGAAGAATTGTTTCTTACCCCAGTAGTATTGGTCTGTTTCTTGATTGTGTATACAGTATAGGAAACCGAAAGCTTTACTAGGGTTTATCTTTACCTTAGTCTTCCAGTGACCCAACTCAGCCTTTAATAGCGGCTTCGTATACTTCTTTTTTGATACTGAAGTGGTCATTAATATGCCTCCATATATGTAGCAGTTTACCGTTTAGTAACATCGAGTCAAAGCCTTCGTTTCCGTAAGCGTTTTCATATTCTCGACAGATTCTATTAACACGTTCTTCTTTAGTAGAAGCACCTTCTAATATCTTCTCTGCTTTCTTTGGTCCTATACCAGATATACCGGGAATGTTATCAACAGAATCACCCATTAATAATTGTTTCCAGTAAAAGTAGTCAGCCCATTCTTGGTCTATTTGATAAATAACTTTAGTACGAGGGTTATAATGATTACCCGGTATACAGTCTAAGTCTTTATCGATTGTTACTACACAATGTTGGATATCAGCTTTAGCGGCTTCTACCGCCCATACACGGACCATATCATCAGCTTCACAATTGTCTGTAATAATACAGCCATCATAAGCTTCTGTAGTCCAAGACTTCAAATCATCAAACCAATCAGGTTTAGTAGATTTCGACTTCACACGACTAGCAGAACGTTTATATTCTGAGTATAAGTCGATACGATAGTTGTCAGGGCCACCCATAGCCATAACGTAGTCTTCAGTAAATAAGCTGTTAGTAATATCTTTAAATGTAGTATTAAATTTAGTCTTTCCTTGTTCTAAGGTATCCGAACCCCATATACTCATATACAGGAGAACATCACCATCAATAATAGCTAATGTCATTAAATATTCCTTTAGTTAATCCCTAAACTAGGGAGACCCTTTGGTCATTATTCCGCCCTATTTTTACTCTTATTTTTAAGGGGTTTAGCGTGGTCCTTGGGTATAAAACCCATGTGCATCGTAAGAACGAACAGTTAGTTTGTCTACGACATCTTGCATAATGTCGCCCAGAGAGTATCCTCTAGACTGAGCTATAGTAGCGATATACCAAAGTACATCTCCTAGCTCGTCCGCTATCTCAGCGGTGCACTCTAGCCCCTTACGGGTTTCTTTTACTCTAGACTGCATTACTTCCCCTACCTCAGACGCTAGTCCAAGGAAGAGTGTTTCTTCTGTAGTTCCCTCTTCAAAGAAGCGAGCTACCTCGTGTTGAAATTCTTTTGAATCCATATTATATTTCCCTTATTGCTGTTCTAATGTCGTTTAATTGTTGATGAGAAATTATTAACACAGAGTACTCTTGCCAGTTCTCATCCCACTGTCTTAAGTATACTTCGTTAACGTCCATGATGACTTCTACATCAGCAAAAGAACCACTACCATCTAAGCTAGTGATTACAAAGCTGTCGTCTTCTTTATCTACTGTGAACATTAAACGTTTACCTTTCTTAAGTCATCGACCATTTCTCTGTACTCTGCTATTTCATCTTTTAAGTCGTCTATTTCTTGAGCACAAGCTTCATAGCCTTCGTCATAGCCTTCTTCTGTACCTTTGTCATAGCCTTCACTAAAGCCTGAGTCATAACCCTCACCCCAGTGATACTCTTGTTCAGACTCAGTATAGTCTACTCTGTCTCGTATTAATGTGTCTTCTAGTTCTGCAAGATGTTCTGTCATCTCACTACTAAGCGGCACTAATCCGAATTTAATGTTAGCGTGAAATACATCAAACGCTTTTACTATTGATTCATTCATATTACAGTCTCCTCTACTGTTATTCCGTTAGCAATATACCAGATACATTCCATTGGTTCAAAGTCTCTTTCAATTAAGAAATCATAACCACCATATTCTGAATCATAGTATTCGTTTAAGAAGTCTTCGAACTCTCCTGAAGACCAAGCAGTAGTCCAAGGCACTAAGTCCTCACCACAACCGTCCCAACAAGATTCCAGTTCGAAGGTATCAAAGCAGTCTGTACAGAACTCAGTACCGCCGTCAAGCATATCCTGCAATGACTCTGCTTCTTCTTCACTTGTTATTTCAATAGTGAAATCACCTGTTCTCCAGATAATCTCTGTGTTAACGCCTTTTAAGCTTTCTTCTTTGTGTCGATACATTTCGACTTCTACAACTGTCTTCTTGTTTAGGTTAGTTACGTTGTATGTTTTACCTACTTCTATTATCATGTTAAAATCCCTTATAATATTTATTGTAGATTACTTCTAACCCTCTTAGGTTAGGATGATTGTGTATCCACATGCCTGTGTCTGGTTCGAATTGTTCTCTAAAGAACCTATCCATAACATCATTCCCCGTTGATTCCTTGGGATTTATTTGTTTAGATAACTCATCGAACTCAGCATCAGACATAATAGAGTCAGATTGATATTCGTAGGAAAAGGCCGCTACTGACAGCCTAATCCTGTTTTGTATTTCTTTGTTAATCATTCTTCTTATCTCCTTCTAAGCCTGTGGTAAGACTATGTTAAAAGCGATTATGGTACGCTCAACATCTGACTGTGATGCCCTGCTGTAGTGTATAAGATTACTAGGGAAGAGTACCATGTCACCTTCCTTGACTGGTGGTGTCCATGTCATTGTACCGCCCATGTAAGGGTCATTGATTGGTGATTGAAATACAGTGCCTTCGTGTGTCTCATCGAAGTCAGCATATAGAACACCTGATATAAGACCATAGCCATGTGTGTGAGATGGCATACCTTGTGTCTTTGTATAAGTTTGTGTCCATACAGTATCTATTATTAAATCATTGAACCTAGGGTTCTTGTTTATAAAGTATTTACCGAACTCAAAGAAATCATCTGCCAGTATAGTAGTGAACTCTTTAACGTAGTTCCTTTCAACACTTTCAGTATGGTAGTCAGAGAAACATTCGTCATAACCAACGTCTCCTATCTTTTTCTTATTCTTGGTTAAGGCTAATAGTTTGTCTTTCTTATCTAACCAGTTACTAGTTTCAAGTACTGTAATAGGCGTACAAAACATATCTATCGGGTGTATAATTGCTGCTTTACTCATTGTTTATTCTCCTTATTTAAGCACGTAGAATTGGTTTGTACCCATGACAGCAGTAAAGTTCTCGTCTCTATCACGAAGGATTTCAGACAAGTCTTTAACAATTAATTCACCTGCATAATCATCTTCTTCCCAATCAAAGCGAGTTCTGAAAGTTGCTTGATAACGAGTAGTGTGACGAGGGTTAACAGGGTTCATAATCATAATACATTCTTGACGGTCTACCCAACCACTATCATGTACCCATGTGTAGTAGTCATTGTAGTCCATCATAAATGAGTATTCTACTTGATTATCCCAAGCACCAACACATAACTTAGGTTGATAACGTAACGGATAAAGAACACTCTTAGTGTCTAAGTAACGAACAAACTTAGCATGTTCATGCAGGTCATGTCCAGTATCAATAGCAAAGACAACGTGGTTATTAATTAATTTTTCCATAGTATTTCCTTTAGTTAGTGTACAGCGAAGAAGTTGTCACCAATGACACAATCTCCACAATCCATGATGTTAACTCCATATTGCTTTGGAGCTTCTCTGAAACATTCCATGATTATCTCACGAGCCTGTTCCGCTTGGTCTTCTCTTACTTCTACTGTATGCTCGTCATGATAGAACAACAGGTGGGTGTAATCTATCCCCGCCTCTGTTAGCTTCTCATCAATCATAATTACAGTAGCCTTCATAACCACAGCCTCTGCACCTTGAATAAGGTAATTAAGAGCCTTGTGCTTACTGTCTACATAGATAGGTCTATCGTCTAAGCCCGGAATGAATCCAGAGTTTTCAGATATGTTTTCTACTTTAGATATTAGCTTGCCCAATGCAGGGAAAGCCGCTGTGAACTTCTTCTTTAGCTTATTACCTTGAGCATCAGAAACGCCTAAGATAGAGCCTAGCTTCTTACCTCCAGCACCGTATAGGTATGCGAAGATAAAAGGTTTAGCATCAGCACGAGAGCTACCAAGAATGTCTGCGTTCTTCTGGTGAATATCACCTTCAAGAACTTCTTTAGTATAGCTTGGGTCTCCCATGTAGTGAGCAAGAAGTCTTAACTGACAGCCCGCAGAGTCAGCAGATACTAGTGTATAGCCTTCTTTAGCTATAAACAATTCACGTATCTCCTTACCATATGCCGCTTTACCAGAAGGTAAGTTAGCAATAATCTTGTGAGTCTGTCTGAAGGTAGGTGTACCGATATTGAATACATCACCGTGTAGTCTTGAGTTATCATCTATGTGGTCAAACCAGCCTCTCATAATAGATAACCTAGACCTTAAAGTATAGTATTCCATGAGAGCATGGCCTACATCTCCGAGTCGCTCCAAGGAACTGTCGGAGAGCTTTGCTCCTGTTTTGATGAACTGTCCGTTGATTTTCTTCCAGTTCCATTCGTCTGGCTTCCATCCAAGAGTATAAAGATGGCGTTTAACAGTGTCAGTATTGCCCACATCGCCATCAATAAATTCAATTCTAGAGAACTCGCCCCAGATAGGGCAAGCATCAACAGTGCACTCATCGCCAAGCTGAAACCAATTACGCATCCATGCAAGTGGTTTTCCTGCTTTCGTGAACGCCGGTTTCTTTGTTTTATCATTTCCATCTGTCCTTTTAATTCGTGGAGGTAGCATAGGGTTAATGAAGTCTTCTGTGGCTTTCATTTTATCCTCGATGTCACCCATAAGGGAAACAGCTTCTTCTTTGTTAAACAACCAGCCATTACGACTTTGCTTAACCATTATCTCGTCCATTTGCATTTCAGAGCGTAAAGCTTTTAGTATCTTCTTAGAGTTACTAGCTTTAACATAGTTCTTTACTTCTTGCATCAATGCTTTATAAACACGAGTACCAAGACGAACATCTTGTTTCATGTATACAAACATATCCTCATTGAACTCTTCCCAACCACCATTGTAGTCACCCTTCTGGTCTCCGAAAGCTTGACCCCATTGCTTTAATGAGTGTCCGAAGCCGAAGCGTCTGTAGTTAAGTAGTTGTGACATTACCTTAGTACATTGTACTGTAGCAGTAGGATACCATCCAACACCCAAGAGTGTTTTAGATAATATGTCCAAAGCGGGAATATCGTAACCATAGGCATTGTGTGCTATAATAGTATCAGCTTTGTCTAGAAGGTCTAAGAAAGACTTAAACTCCTCTGGACGAAACCAGTACTCATCGCCAGTGTCTACATCAAGAGCACCGGCACAGTGAAACTTACTCACTGTAGGTAAGAGACCATTGGCCTCAATATCGAAAACTAATTTCATAAAATCTCCTAGCTTATTAGTTTGTGTTTCTATTTATTCTGCGTAACAAATTGCCTCTGTTGGGCTTTCGTCAGGAGCCACTATTATTACAGTAGTAGCTATACGAGTTGAGTAGCCATAGCCTGTAGCAACAGGAACGCCGTTGTCAAGCGCCACGCACTCTAGCCCTGTGTCTGGCTTGAGGTGAGAGGTATCTACTACTATGCTAGTAAAACCTGCCACAGAGCTAACCTTGTGTATTTTAAGCGCATCAGAGGTGTCAACATGTGCAAATAAAGTTGTAGGTAAAAGTAAGGCTATTGTTGTAATTAATGTTTTCATTTTATTTTCCTTTATTGTTTATAAATGCCATTCACCGTATTTAGACTCGTAGAAAGCCTCTTGTGCGGCTACTTCACCGGCACGATTAATGTTGTGTGCATTCACAGCCATAGTAAAGGCTATGTCTTCATCAACACCAATTAACTCAACATATAGCTGAGTCATCTTTTTAAATTGTACTTCTGTCATTTCTTTCTCAGTCATCAAATACCTCATTAGTTGATAAGTCATACATTATGTCTTCAAGACGAGTAGAGACGTCGTCAAGGTCTTCACTTACCCAGTACTTAGTGTTGCTAAGTCTCAGGTAGGCTTTAGCTACTAGATTAGAGATATCAATTAAGTCTTCTTTAATTCTAGTTGCTGAGTCGTCGTGACAGTCACATTGATTGTCTTGTAACTTCTTAAAGTTGTGTCTTGAGATAAACATTTACTTTCCTTTCACTGTATCTACTAAACGAGTAGCATACCACTGTATCTTAGTAGCATCTTGCTCCATTGCATCTTTCTTACCTACACGTAATGTGTACTTAAGGATTTGGCCTACAAGGTGGCTCTCTACACCAGAGAGGTGCGCTAGAGCCTTGTCGCATAGGTCCATATACTCTATACCATCAGGATAGTCTACATAGTCCTCTGGGGCAAATATCTTGTAGTGTTTAGGGTTGATGATTGAGTCTTTAACTTCTTCAGACATTCCTGAGAAGTCGCCGTGGAAGTCTGTCTTAATAGCTTCCTCATCTTCCTTTATACACTTCTCATCGTCACAGAAGCATAAATTCTCACCACAAGGATATAGACCATCTTCGTTATATATCTTGTTTAGCTGGTTATAAAGCCCTTGTCTTTCTTCTTCAATAGACTCTTCTAGACACATAATCTCGTCTAGAATTACTTCTGCTCTAGGAGAGTTAACTATCTCACCCTCTTCGTCTCTATAACAAGACTCTTCTTCTGCTTCTCTTTGTGCCGCTTCTTCATATTCAAACGACATTGGTTTAGGTAGTGATTCTTTCATTAATCGCCTTTCGATTCTGTTTGCTTGTAGGTTATCAATTAAGAACTCTGACCACTCATGTATGTCAGTGTGTGTTCTTAAAGTAGTAGGTAAGGTAGCAGGGTAACGGCTCCCTGTGTCTAATAACCTGTACACTTCAATTCGTGCACTTCTTTCTTGACCCCTCAAAGGTCCGGCTTGATTGAACAAATCAATGGCATGTTGCCAGTTTTCTGTTTCTTCATAGTAGCCGTTTTCAATTACTTCGTAAATATAATTTGTCATGTTAAGCTCCATATGCTGAAATTAAGGGTTTACCGTCTACACCAAATCTAATTACCGAATACTCTGCTGATGATACTTCTTCTCTAGTATCTTCTTTAACAAAGCTCGTGTACTTATAAGGGTTGTATGTGACGATTTCTTCTAGGCTTGATGTCTCAACACCTTCTGCTATATTACCTACAACAAAGGCGTGTACATTCTTTTTCTTGTCTTCTATTACTTTCTTACGTCCTGCCTGTCTTACGACAAACTTTGGTGCTTCTAGCACTACTGATTCCACATGGTCAATCACTCGACCATATGATTCTTTTTCACGGGACTGAACACTAAATATGTTCTTATGTAGGTTAAAGTAAACAGCAACCTTCATGTGAAGTCCTCATCTGTGTATAACACAGGAACTTCTATTTCTGGTGTTTGCATACCTTGATATTCTTGGATAGCTCTACAAGCCCAAGTAATACAACCAACACCTACATACCCATATTCTTTAGATACCGTGTAGGCTTCATCATACACTTCTTTAAGCTCAATAAGCCTTTCCCAAGTGATGTGTCCGTCTTTAACGCCTTGTAACGCTTCTTCTATGTTATTAAATAGTACCATGATTATATTCCTCTGTAATCACATTTTCTAGTTATTGCATCGAACACAGCTATTCTGTCTTCTTTGTCTTCCAACTTAAGCTTCACGCATAAGTCATTAGCTTTCATCATACGCTTGTAATCATCTAAGTCTTCTAACAATACTAAGTTAAAGATATTGTCTATACACCTAAATGTTGTAAACGATATGTCTGTATGTACGGCACAGTAATGTTGTTCTGTTCCTGTATACTTCCAACCGTGCATAAGCAAGTACTTAAGGGCTTCACTAGTGTCTGAAGACCATAGTAGATAGTCTAAGTCGTTACCACGACCCATTACAGTAGCACTACCGAACTCTGACACTCTTTCAAACAAAGACGGTGGTAAGAATAAATCACCTTCTTCTGAGTAAGCATAAGTACGAGACTCCCAATCAACTTCTTCTTGGGACACGCCGGGGTAACTGAAGTTCTCAGTCTTGCCAAGTAGTGTTTCTTCTAGTATTTGTCCTAATGTTTTATCAGCCATTAGTATTCTCCTTTTTCTAAGATGTTTTGTACATCATAAGTTAATGAGTCAATTAAGTCATACACGTCTTCTGATGAATGATACTCAAACGGTTGCCAGTGATGGTCTTCTATAAGAGTCATCTGGTCTTCGTCGTCATAAGTAAAGAAGTCATCAGGTAAGTGTTCTGATAAGAAGTGTCCTGACAATCTGATAAACAATCTTTCGTACTGCTCACCACGTATGCTTTTAACTTCTAACTCTTGAAACATAGCAGGGTCTCTGTTTTCAAAGAACCGAACAAACATCTCAGGAGTTAACTCGTGTATTTCCATAGTCTCTTTGTTCTGAAATTTTCTCATATTATATTTCCTTTGTTTCAACGTGCATTACATCTCTATGCACAACCTTTTGTCTTATTAGCTCATTGTTTTCAATAAGAACTTCAGCATCGCCATCGACTATTTCCATGACTTTACCTTTAGCATCTTCTGCTGTTTCTGCTTCTACTGCGAATAATAAACCTTCTTCGTAGTGTACTGCTACCATAAACTTTTTCATAACATTATTTCCTTTGCTGTTGTTGTTACTTCAAACATTTGTGCACAATCGTCATCTAATGCTCTTAATACCATGAATTTGCACTCGTCAAATCCACCTTCACATACTATCTCACCATCATAAGTTACGGCGTAGTATTTATCCCATTGTTCTGTCATCATTGTTTGACTCCTATAATTTTGTAGTAACCATTACCTTCAACGAAATCATCCCAACCTTCTCGCCAGTCTGTTTCGTCATAATCAACCCACTCATCGTTGTGGTCTCTATTAATTTCATAGAGAACTTCGTCTAGAGTCCAGTTAAGAATTTCTCCTGTTGAACAGTCTTTAACTTTAATCAATAGTACAGCCTCACTGAATCTACTGCTTCTTCTAAGCTGTAATGTTTCTCTGTAGCCATTGCCTCATAGAAAGGATGGATGTAGTCACCTTCATCTGCCCACAAGATAATAATCTTATTCTTAGTGTGTGCAAACATTAGTTCCATAGATGTACCTGTGCCTCTACCAGAGCCACGTCTAACATCAGCAAGAACAACTTTAGACTCAGCAATATCTTGTAAGTCTTGTTTGAATATACGTTTACAAGTGTTCATAGTCTTTGTAACGTTCTCTAGGTTCTCACCTAATTGGTCATGGAATGATACACGACGTGTTGGGTCTAGAGTGTTAATGTCAGATAACTTAAGTGCGTTAGCTGTTAACTGTCTCCAACCTGTCATGTGGTCTGTTGAGCAGTCTTCCATTGGTCCTGCTAAGTATACTTGGTCTTTCATATTGTTTCTCCTCTTAATACTCTTAGTGCTAGTCGTAAGCCATCTGCTGTGTCTGAATATAACTTACCAGACGACTGAACGCCGTTACCTTGTATTACATAAGGCTCACCTAGAATGTCTTCACAAGCCTTGATAGCCATCTGAGTTTGTTCTTGAACTCTGATAGCTTCTTCTTCAGCTATTTGTTCTGGTGTTTTATCTGTGATACCTGTAAACATTACATGGTAACAACCAATGCTGTCTACTTCAACATCAACATAGTTAGCGTCACCGGCATCAATTATAGTATCTAGCCAGTCATAAAATTCTTCTTTTCTCATAATACTTCTTCCTGTAATAGTTCTATAAATGTTTCTAAGTTGTGATTAAACCTGTCGTTAAACGTCCAATCATCGTCGTTAGCATGAAATTCTTCTTCTGCCCAACCAAGGACATTCTTGATAACGAGATTTTTTAATTTTTCTTCAGTCATAATAGTTTCCTTTTTGGTTAAAAAGGCCACCCCCGAAGGGATGACCGATGTCGTTAATTGTTTAGTCTTAGAAGTCTAAGTCGTCGTCTGGTGTATCGCCAGCAACCATGTCAGCATCAACCTCTTGATTGTCTGCTACTTTGTTTACTGTGAACTCTGTTGGAGCGAAGCCACCTTGGTTAGGTCGAGGCTTGTACTCATTAAGAGTAGT